AGACAAGGTAAGTGAAGGTATACACTACGAATTGACACCCGTAGAAGAAAACCCAAACGAACAGGCGTGGCACGTCCGTATCTTAGAAGGAGAGTTTGCAGAAACTGTAATTGCTTTTGGTAACGTTGCGTTACATGAAGACGGTGATCACCTCAGTTTTAATTTTGCTCTAGTCTCTAGTCCAGATGATACTCTAACTGAAGATTACGAACCGCTGCAGGATTTTGCCGCTGAAATTCTGGAAGACGTTATGGAACGTGCTATAGCAGACGGTTCGATTGCATTCAAGGACAAAGAAGAAGAGTGAAAACTGCAGTCTTAGTTTCAGGACTGCCTAGATTCAATTACATCAACAACGTTGATCGTATACCTCTTGCCTTTCCTAACGCTGATATTTTTTATCAAACATGGAAAGGACAGACCTACGATAAAACCAAGTTAAAAAATGTACTTCTCACTCCTGAACCTAAAGTAGACTATGTTGCATATGATACTCAACAACATATGCCTTTTCGTAGAATCAGAAACCACAATCAGTTAGTAGGCATCTGGCGAAACCTAGCATACAATCGAGTGAAACAAATCATTGCTCATGCAGATCTTCTGTCAACAATTCCAGAAGAGTATGACATGATTGTTCGGGTGAGATATGATTCTAAACTATCTTACCTGAAAGAATCCATTGATCATTTTCAAAAGAGTATGGAAAAATCTTACGAAGAAGATGTGTCCATAGGTTATGGGTATCAGTTTCATCTTGGTATCAATGTAAAATTGTATGGAAGTTCAACACCTAGTTGGGAAAATATTACTCCCGCAACACAAAGTACATTTTATGAAGGCAAATATCATCACAGTGACCACATGATGATTCATAAACGTTCTTTGTTTGACTGCGATAAAGTTTATTCTTTGCATAAAAACAAAGCACTGTTTCCTGCAGAAACAGGATGGTGGCAAGTTCTATGCTATAGAAAAAAGACTTGCATTTGTTACAACGGTGGTGTATTATTAGACAACAAGATTTGAGGTATAGATGAATACAGTTGACTTTGAAAAAGTTGTTTTACGTAATGTCATTACGAATGAATCTTACATGCGTAAGGTTATGCCGTTTGTTCAAAAGGAATACTTCGAAGGTGTGTATTCGAAGTTGTTCTTGTTGTTGGTAGACTTGGTATCGAAGTATAACAAGTTACCTAGTGAAGAATCTTTTCTGCTTGGCGTTCAATCAATGAATCTTTCTCCAGAAATGGAGAGGCATGTGCAAGATATCGTCCCCGATATCTTCACGCCTAAAGAAGAGAACCTTGATTGGTTATACGACGAGACAGAGAAATGGTGTCAGGAAAGAGCAGTCTACAACGCAGTGTTCGAGTCGATCAACATCCTTGATGGTAAGAACGAGAAGTTGACTAAGAATGCTATTCCTGATCTCTTACAAAAGGCACTAGCAGTTAGTTTTGACACTAATGTTGGACATGACTACTTAGTGAATGTTGAAGAGCGATATGACTTTTACCATGAGCATGAGGAGCGTATTCCGTTTGATCTGGAATACCTAAACCTGATCACCAAAGGTGGACTCCCCAATAAGACTCTGAACATCGCACTGGCAGGTACAGGCGTGGGTAAAAGTCTCTTTATGTGTCATCACGCTGCTAGTTGCCTTTCCCTAAACAAGAACGTTCTGTATATCACTATGGAGATGGCAGAGGAACGCATCGCTGAACGTATCGATGCTAATCTTTTGAACGTTGCTATTGATCAATTGGACACGATACCTAAAGACTCTTTCCTTGAGAAGGTTCACAAGTTGTCTGCTAAGACTCAAGGCAAATTGATTATCAAAGAGTATCCAACTGGACAGGCACACTCAGGGCATTTCCGTGCATTGCTCAACGAGTTGCGTTTGAAGAAAAATTTCTCTCCTGATATTATCTTCATCGACTATCTGAATATCTGTGCTAGTTCTAGAATGAAGTCTATGGGAGGATCGATTAACTCCTACACTTATATCAAGGCGATTGCAGAGGAACTGAGAGGTCTTGCCGTTGAGTTTAATCTCCCGATTGTTTCTGCTACACAGACTACTCGCTCTGGGTATGGTAACTCTGATCCGGGTCTCGAAGATACTTCAGAGTCGTTCGGTTTGCCTGCGACTGCAGATCTTATGATCGCTTTAGTTGCTGATGAAGAACTGACGAAACTTGGACAGATGATGGTCAAGCAATTGAAGAACAGGTACAACGATCCTAATCATAACAAACGATTTGTCATTGGTGTTGATAGAAGTAAGATGCGATTGTTCGATGTTGATCAAGGAGAGCAAACACTTATTGACGAAGACGCAGGACCCGTGTTTGATCATTCATCTGCAGGGCAGCGTATAAATACTGAACGTGTAAAAGAGTTGAAGTTTAACTGATGGAAGTAACAATACGTAGTCCTCTGATTCAAGAAAAACTTGACAGAGTCATTAACGAGTTTCACTATCTGTGCGATAAGTCAAACGTAGATCTTACAGATTACAACAATCCTGAAATTGAATGTAATGTAGGAGAAGCGAGAGGTAAAGGGGTTGAATGGTTCGCTTCTGAAGAATATTTAAGAGAGCGAATGTTGCCCCGATGGAATGAGCACATAGGTTATCCTAAGACATATAGGATATTCCCCGTTGAAAGACTTGCAGGGAGACGTGAAGACGATCCTGAATGGATGAAATACTGGAACTGGGGACGTTATGAATTACCACCAGAAATCGGTACAGCATCTTCTGCTCTGTTCGTTCACTACCCTGTAGATGGATTGACTGGATGGCACACTAATTGGAATGCAAACGCATACCAAATTTTATTTACGTGGAGCGAAACAGGTGACGGATTCTTTCGTTACTATGACAAACAAAAAGACGAAGTTGTAACCGTAGAAGATAAACCCGGATGGCAATGTAGATGGTACTATTTCGGAAGAAAAGATGAACCAGATCATCACTGCTGGCACACATGTTATACCCGATGTCGAAGAATGACTTTGGCATTTAAGTTCAGTAACAATGGTTTAGATTATGATGAAGATGCAATGGCGAGGATGCTAAGAGATGAACTGGTTAACGAGATCGAATCTCCCTGATATAGGAATTGTTCTAACAATCGTGTTGCTTGGTTTCGCTGTTTATATAGGAGTTAGTAAACCAGATGACAATAAAGAACAACCGATTGAAACAGAAAATAGCACACAAACAGTATCTGCAGAATCAGTTGTTGTCTCAGCAACTGGACCAACGATTGAAGAGGAGCACCTTCTTGACGAACGTTATTGCCTTGCTCTCAATATCTATCATGAGTCTCGTGGTGATAGTTTTGCTGGACAAGCTGCTGTTGCTGATGTAGTTATGAATCGTGTTGAGGATTCCTACTATCCCGACACAGTCTGTGAAGTGGTTAAGCAAACCGTGTGGATTGAGAACTGGAAAGGTAACATGGTTCCTAAAAGACACATGTGTCAGTTCTCTTGGTTCTGTGATGGTGTTAGCGATGAACCCGGAGATCCTGATGCGTGGATGGAATCTTATATGATGGCAGAAGAAGTTTTCGACAAAGGAAACTGGAGAGGAATGACTGAGGGTGCGACTCATTATCACTCTCTTCAAGTGAGACCTAAGTGGGTCAAGGATCGTGGTATGGAATACACGGGTACAATTGGACAACATGAATTTTACAGGTGGGAAAGATAATGAACTACAAATTTAATGAAGATCAACTGATTCAGGAGTTTAAAAAATATGTCGATAAAACATACGACCAACATTATGCAACGGATAAGTATCAGGCTACTGACATCATCATTGATTCTGGTCATGGTACTGGGTTTTGCTTGGGTAACGTCATCAAGTATGCAAAGCGATACGGAAGGAAAGGCAACACCGATGAGTGGCGTAAGGATGTAATGAAGATCTTGCATTACGCATTGATTCAATTGTATATTCATGATCAGGAAAATAAAACCGAAGTTAAAAAAGCACCGGGGCATTTCTATCCAGATATCCCTACGTGTCCTTCCAGCATTGACGATGTTACGCCAGAAGAATGGAACGAAGCAGCAAGGAAGGAGCGATCTAATGGGTAATGTAATTAGTTTCTGTGACTATCGTCAAAAAAGAATCGAGGAACGTGCCATGGATGAACTGATCGATGAGATGTCAGAAGAAGAACTTGTTGACTTAGTTGCTGCTTTGTGCGAAACTAAAACTGTGTTGGATAATTATGAGATGGGTTCGTTTACGTTTACCCTTGTGCTAGATGATACTAAAGACACCCCTTAGATATCCCGGTGGCAAATCTCGTGCCACTAAAAAACTTTTTAGAAATCTTCCAGACTTCACGAGTTACAGAGAACCCTTCCTTGGTGGAGGGTCTTGTGCTCTTGAGATCTCTCGTAGATATAACGTACCTGTATGGGTCAATGACAAATACTATAACTTGTATTGCTTTTGGAAACAACTGCAAGAAAACTCGATTATGCTATATAACAGCATACTAGAACTCAAGGTCTCCGCAGAAAGTTATGAAGACACTAAGCAAGCACATAGAAACCTTTTTCTTGAAAGCAGAGAAGAAATCTCTGGATGCTCTGATCCTTTTCGGATTGCTGTTCTTTTTTACGTGTGTAACAAGTGCAGTTTTTCTGGTCTAGGAGAGTCGAGCGGATTCTCTGCGCAAGCAAGTCAACAAAACTTTTCCTATAACAACATCCAAAAGTTAAAATTGTATGGTCCAGAAATAAGAGATTGGTTGATCACTAATCTTGATTACACTGAAGTTATAGATGGTACAGAAAACGAATTTATCTTTGCGGATCCTCCCTACGACATCAAGTCTGGATTGTATGGTAAGAAAGGTGAGCACCATCTAACTTTTGATCATGTAGAGTTTGAGAAAAACATGTCAGAAGTGAAATCTAAAGTTATGATTACATATAATTCAAATGCGGAAATTCGAGACCTATACAAAGACTGGACTCAGGTTGAATGGGACTTGACATATACTATGCATTCGAGTAAGATATATCGTGTTGATGAAAAGAACCGTAAGGAATTGTTGATAACTAATTATGAATAAAGGGATGAGATTTGCAGTTATAGATACCATTGCTGCAACGCCGATTAATTTTACATTAAACTTTGTATGTTTGAGCATAGCATTTCATTATGGAATGACTGCTATAGAAGCAGCACCTTTTTTGACTGCTGTATTTTTTGTGTGCGCAATCATACGTAAGTATTTAATATTTAATTACACAGGAAAGAAAAATGCCTAAAGGTATCAAAGGGAGCGGTTCAGGTACTACCGTTCTTATGAATCTAACAATAGAGAAGGAACTCCGCGACGAGTTCCATATCTGGTGTATTCGAAATAATACGACTATGAAAGATGTTATTGTCAATTTTATTTCGGATGTGGTAGAGCAAGGTAAAGGGGTAGCACCCGTTAGGGTAACTCCACAAAACCTTAAACGTGAAGATGGAGTCGATGCAATGAGTAAGTTCTTCGACGAGATGGATAAATCTGATAACTGGGAGGACAGTTACTAATGAATATGGAAGGTTTCACCAAAGCAGCACTTGAAGGAATCGTGACTGTAGAGTTTAATAAGATCGATACAGGCGAACTAAGAGTGATGCCTTGCACTTTGAATCGAGAGTTGTCTAATCATAATGTTCCTGAGATTTTAGAGCAGAAAGATGACAATGATCATCTTGTGGTTTGGTCATTAGACAAAAACGATTGGCGTTCTTTTAGATCGAGTACCGTTGTTCGGTGGTATAAGGGAAGACCCGATTAAATGAGAATCAGTTCTCGTTATCACACGTTGTTTCATTCCGAAGTCGTAACGTTAGATCTATCAGACATTGACTCTGATCTGATAGATGATACTTTACTAAAAATAGGAAATTCTTGGGATCAACGAATTAATCTTACTGATCAATGGACCCAAGACTTAAAACCAGAAGAAACAATAGATAGCAAACTCATGTGTCCATCCGATAATGATGGGTTTAATTTCATGAGGTATCTTTCCTATCTTTTTATGGACAAAGGAACGAGGTATGTGTCCTTTACTCTGTCCATAAACAATTTAACGACAACTAAAACTTTAAAAATTAAGGAGAAACACGCAGTTTATTTTCCGGGATGGATCAGACACTCTGTAGAAAAATCTGATACACCTTGCTCCATAAGATATGGAAGTTTCGAATGTTCTGTAGATGGACAGTCGCCCGAAAAGAACATCGCTAAAATACTTTCTGAAAACATCTATTACCCATCACAAAGAATAGAGAAACCACAAGATGAGTTATTCGGTAGATAAAGTATTGTCGCAAGAGCAATTGCATCGTCTTAGAGAGTACGAACAAAAATTACAATACCAAAACATCGATCAGTATTACAATTTGTTTAGTCTTCAGAAGTGCAACGATCCGGGTCCCAGATGGTATAGAGATCTTCTAGAAGGATACTATAACAGAAAGATACATGCGTCTTACTTCCTACGATACGGTGTAGGTTCGTTTACAAAAGCACATCGAGACGATAACCGTGTGACAGATAGAACTATCGTGACCTTTATTAGAACGGATAATCTTCTTGGTGGTGAGTCATTGATTTTTGAACCCATACCGGGATTAGACAAAGACGGGCAATGGCAGAAACCTGTAGTGGTTCCGGAAATTACGTCTGGCAAATCCCTGATTTACGATACCGACATGGTACACTCAGTGGCAAAGGTTCATCGAGGATTAAGGAACGTTCATATCTGCTGGTTTAAGACCAAACAAACTCACTGAGCAGTTCTGCAGAATAAAGTTTTCTATCTGAAGCAAACAGTCTACCGCAAAATAGACGATAAATGTAATAAGTGGATCCGACTACCGGAGAATATTTTTCTAAGATAAGTTGTTCGTACATAATTTGCAGAGAGTAAGTTGTGTTTATATATAAAAATTCAAAAAAGGAGAGTAGTATGCAACAAACAGAATTAAACATGGATGTTAAACTTGACGCACCTTACAACGGGTGGTTTTATTGCAGGATCCGCAACGGAATGTTTAGGTGGCCGCAATACATTTCATTTTATAAGAGGAATAGACTATGATTAGAAAAGGTGATACCCTACCAGAATGTAACTTCCGCACACGAGTGCGAGACGAGTCAGTTGGAGGACCCAACCCTTACCGATGGGAAGACTTGACTACCGACGATTACTTTAAAGGTAAACGAGTTGTTTTGTTTGCTCTTCCCGGTGCGTTCACGCCTACGTGTTCGACGTTTCAGTTGCCGGGATACGAGCAGAAGTTTGAGGCATTTCAGAAGACTGGTATCGACGCAATCTATTGCTTGTCAGTCAACGATGCTTTCGTAATGAACGCATGGGCAAAAAGTCAAAACCTTGAGAACGTGGAGGTAATTCCTGATGGATCCGGATCTTTCACCAAAGCAGTTGGTGCGTTGGTTGATAAAGACAACCTTGGGTTTGGTTATCGCAGTTGGCGTTATGCATTGGTTGTTGATGATTGTGTAGTTGAAGCAGTTTTTCCTGAAGCAAGCATGCGCGATAACGCAGAGGACGACCCTTATGAAATCTCTTCGCCAGAGAATGTGCTGAACTACTGTCTAGGACATGCGAGGACAGAAGCAGCATGAACGATAAGTGGAACGGAGAAGCAAGAGGATGTGCAGATGTCATGTTCTCTCGCATCCAGATCTTAATGCGTAAACAAAAATATCCGGGACATTACAGTAACCTTTTCAATGCTGTAATGTCCTTGGTAACACACTGCGAAGAAAAAGATCTAAGATTGACAGACATTCTAGAAGATGTGTATTTACAATTAAAGGAAGATAGCAATGAAGAGCGGTAAAATCTGGGGTAATACCCAACTAATCGAGCACACCCCCTCGTTCGAGTTTCATCGGATTGAGTTTAAAGCAAACCATTGTTGTAGCGAACACTACCACAAGACCAAGTGGAATGGATTCTTCGTTGAGTCGGGTACTCTTTTGGTTAAGACGTGGCAAGAAGAACCGTCAGACCACAGACCCAACATGCTGTGCGATCAAACGGTTTTGCGAGCAGGAGATTACTACAAGGTAGCTCCCGGCAAGTGGCACCAGTTCGTGGGTGTGGATGATGGTGTAGCATTCGAGTTGTATTGGGCAGAATTTGACGGTAACGACATCGTTCGACGCACACAAGGACGCGCATTAGATCGCCCCGCCATTGAGGGTCATCCCGGTAATCCCCTTACTGATTTGAACGCAGACTAATGGCAGCGCATCATAGAGCAACCCGCACGGAACTGCATGAATTGGTTGGGGGATTTCTTAGAAAAGAGAAATACCCTAATGAAAGCGTGTTAGAGATCAGCGGCAACACGCCAGAATGGAAACCTTTTTTCAAATTATGGCAAGGCACCGTTTATCCTCAAACAGATGCTCATAATCTTCCGCATAAAGACAATACGTTTAGTGCGGTTATAGTGAACCAAGTTTTAGAACATGTCCGCAAACCTTGGGTAGTGATGAAGGAAGTACACCGGGTCCTCAAACCCGGTGGCATCGCTATCGTTTCGTCTCCCTTCATGTATCAAGTCCATCTTGAACCAGAAGACAACTGGAGGTTTACGATTGATGGATTAAAAATCCTCTGCGAAGACTTCTCCAAAGTTCGGTTAGAAGGCAAGACTGGTAACCCCTCCCTAATAAAATATCTTATTGATAACCCTAAAGGAATTAAAGACGACGTTGCCCATATGCATATGAATCTTTTTAGGAATCAAACAGACCTTTGGTACCTTAAATCGGTATTGATTGTTGAAAAATAGGAATATAATGTATTCCTATAATTCCTCAAAAATCTGTTGACATTTGCGCATCTCCTATGAGATAATTACTTTGTAATTAAGGAGATAGAGATGGAAAACTTAGTTGGTTGTAAGATTCGATACGTTTACGGTGCGATGCATTTTGAAGACGAAGGTGTGGTCGTTGAAGATCGTGGTGACGTAGTTGCTGTTATGGTTGGTGGACGACAAGCGTATATCCACCGTCGTCAAATTATTGCGGAGGGTGTATAATGATTGATCGAGTTGTGTGTGCTTATACTGATTGGGGAAGCGAAGTTTTCCACCTCTATGCTAAAGACGAGTTAGTAGGTCGTGCCAGAACTGCCAACGGTATCGCTTTCCATATAGAAAAGAATGGTGGTCCTGCTCCCGTTATCCGTGGTCACATTGCTGATACCCATGCTCTGACATGGAAAAAAGCGTGTGAATTGTTATAAGGATATAACAAAATAGTCTAAGAAAAGTGTTGACAAAACATATTTTTCGTGAGATAATTACCCTGTAAATTAATGAGAGAGAGTGAGTTATGGAAGCACAATTTATTAAAGAGTTTGCTGCAGAAGGTCTTAAGTTGACGTTTGACGCAGAGCGTCCCGTTGCTACCTGTATCCGTGAGACCAAACGTGCCCGTATGGGTTACAAGGTTGAGTTCTGTTATCGCTTCAAGAATGCCGAGCGTATGTACCAGTATGTCGAAGGTTTCCTTGCTGGTCGCAGAGAGGTTGCTGCTCTTAAAGAAGAACGCAAGGTTGCTCGTGCTGTTGCTCGTAAAGAAGCGCAAGAGAACGTCAAGAAGGGTGACATCTTCGTTGCTACTTGGGGTTGGGAACAGACCAACGTCGATGCGTATCAGGTTGTTGCTAAGAAGGGTGCTACTGTGACTCTCCGTGAGATTGCGTTAGAGACTATCGAAGGTAGCGAAGGTTATATGAGTGACCGTGTTCGCCCTGTCAAGAATCACTTCATTGGTGAAGCATTCACCAAGCGAATCACTGGTCGTGGTATCAAAATTAACGATTGTCAACACGCAAGTCCTGCCGAAGAAGGCAAAGAATTTTACCGAAGCTGGTATGCATAAGGAGAAAGTAATGTTATTAACTGAAATCACTCCCAAGACTCACACGCTGGATATCCTGAGTCATCTTAAGAAGTTGTGTGCTACTCACGACTGGTACTTTCAGATGGCAGATGACTCTCGTGCATACGAGCGAGGTCTTGTTCACGCTGATGAGATCAACTACGTGAGGAACGTTTTGGTCGCTCGTGGGTTTGAGAAACAAGCAGAGTCTTTGATTGATCGCTATCGTAAACCCATGCCAACGTTTGAAACAATGTTGAAACCCTTGCCCAAGAAGATGCCTCCTCTTAAAGAAGATGGTCGGTATGATTGGTCTTTTGAGTGGAATGCTGAAACAGAAGAGTGGGTATGAACGGATTTCGTAAGATGCAAGAACGACTAACTGCAGAAGGTTGGTTCGTTGCTTGGAACCTCCCGTGTTGTCAAACGTGTGCGTGGGGTGAGTTATCTTGGTTACCGGAACCACCGAAAGACATGTCTAAGGTATTGTTCAATCACTCGCAGGATTGTGAGGTCGAAGGTAGCGAAGAAGAGTGTGGAGAATGTGACGGTGAAGGCTACGACATTGATAATGATGAAGATTGTTCTTACTGCAACGGAACTGGGTACGATGACTTTGGAGATGTGGACCCTGATGAATATGACACATCGGTAGGCGGTTTCGTTTGTAACTATCCCGAACAGCAGGACTCTTCGCTGTTTTGCTTTGATGGTTCCGAAGAAGGTTGTAAAAACTTTAAAGATGTGATACCATTGATAGAAGAATGTGGATGTACGGTGAACTGGAGTGGTTCCGGTGATTCACGAATTGAAATTAGTTGGAGTTTGTAATGATTATACATACTAATTCTCGCTACGATCTCAATGGTCGCAAACGTAAATCTCGTAAACCAAAAGGAGAAGTCTGTGCCAAGTATACGCCGCCTAAGTTCAAAGAGTACAAACCAAAAACTACGTATGCAATCGAACGTGCGGCAGAGGCAAAACGCTTCCCATCGTGCGTGGTTGCTCCAACAAAGGCGAGAGGAGACAAAAAAGAATCTCCAAGATACACCGGAGACTACGTCATCGGAATTGCCACTCTCCACAAATCTAACGCTGTTCCTGTAACCAATAAGGAATATGCCACTGAAATTTCTGCGATGATTAAATGAAGAATACGGATCTTGTAAAACAATTTCCTTTTCATCCTATCCGGATTGAACTAAACTTAACAGAACTGTGCAATTTACGTTGCGACTTTTGTCCTCGTGCGCATGACTATCCGAATCGTAATTTGCACATGAGCGAGGAAATGTTTGATCTGTTTCTTGACAGTCACATGGAGTTCACTGCAGAACATCATGCGAGAATGCAGATTCTTTTGATCGGCAGAGGAGAACCCACACTACACCCTCAGTTCAAACTTTTTCTTGATAAGTTACATGCTTATGACAGAGTGCTAAAGAAAAGATTTGGATGGGGGATAGGATTACAAATCCACACCAATGGACGTAAGTGGGAAGACTGGATTCCGGAATATTACAAAACTTTTACTTCGATTAATTTCAATTGCTATTCAGATAGAACCTATCCTGAGTACCTTGATATTCAAGAACAACTGAAAAAATATCCAAACGTTTTAGTTCAGGATCGTGGAGTCACTGGAAGGAATGAACCGAAAGTAGAAGTTAGAAAAACTATCAGTCGTGGTGAGACTAAAGTTTATTATAACAACCGTGCTGGATCTATTCCAGATAACGTAATCCCTTTGAAGTCTCTCGAAGAAACTCATGATGTAATTTGTCACAAACCCTTTGATGTAATCTATCTAGATTGGGATGGGACTTGGAGAATTTGCTGTAATGACTGGGGCAATCCGTTAGAAAATAATTTCGGTGAAGACTTTGGTAATATTCAAGACATCAGCATTTCAGACCACATGTGGCGTAACCCTAAAATGAATGAATATCGATGGAGACTCTTAAAAGGAGACAGGTCTCTGACCCCTTGTGATAAGTGTAACGCAGTACCCCCGCCTGAATATATCGAACCGTTTACCCAACGATTCAATGAGATCTTAGACCTCAAACCTATATGGAAACCAGAACACTTAGATTAAAAAGCTCTAAGCATATTCCAAAATAATCTAAAAAAAGTGTTGACGAAACATAAAAAATTTAGTAGAATATGTTTTTAATTAATGAGAAATGGAGTGACAAATGTCCCATAATGTAGAAACAATGGCGTATGCTGGTGAGGTGCCATGGCACGGACTCGGTGAGAAAGTGTCTGCCGATCTTGCTCCCATGCAGATGATGCAGAAAGCAGGAGTTGACTGGAAAGTAACCAAAGTTCCAACCGTTGCTATCTATGACGGTGAGATGATCCAGACTGGTACTCAGGCTTTGATTCGTGAATCTGACAACACGATCCTCGCACCTTCTGTAGGTGAGAACTGGGAACCCATTCAGAACGATGAAGCATTTAACTTCTTCAACGAGTTCTGCCTTGCTGGTGACATGGAAATGCACACTGCAGGTTCTTTGCAGGGTGGCAAGATCGTCTGGGTACTTGCGAAGATCAAGGAGTCTTTCGATGTCCTTGGTAAGGATCAGGTTGATAACTACATGCTGTTCAGCAACCCACATATCTATGGTAAGTCTGCGAACATTCGTATGACTCCAGTGCGAGTTGTCTGCAACAACACACTCAACATGTCTATGAACATGGAGTCTGTTAACGAAGCAGTTGTTAACCATCGTCGAGTGTTCAACCCTGAAGCAGTAAAAGAAACGCTTGGTATTGCTCACGAGAAGTTCGAGCAGTATAAAGATGCAGCAAACTTCCTTGCGACTAAGCGATACACGCAAGACAATCTGATCACGTTCTTGAACAACGTGTTCCCCGCTGCTAACACCAAGCGAAAAGTTGTGACTGAGCAGAAAGATCTTTCTACCACTGCGAAGCGAACCCTTGAGGTTATCGATACGCAACCCGGAGCAGAGTTGTTCCCCGGCACGTGGTGGAACGCACTGAACGCAGTCACCTATATGACTGACCACCAGTTGGGACGTTCATCAGACGCTCGTATGACCAGTGCATGGTTCGGTGCGAACCAAGCAAAGAAGTTACGAGCAATCAATTCAGCAGTAGAATTTGCGGAGGCAGCGTAATGTACGCATCACATAAAGAAATCCCGGCAAACTATAAGAAACTCATCAAAGAACAGACCCTCGAAATGAGGGTCAAAGATGTCCCTCTTGCAGTTTGTAACGAGATCGTTCGAGAACACCTCGAACAAGAAGAAAATCTCTTCGAAGAGTTCACTCGATTCACCATTGAAGCAATCAAAGATGGTGAGCGAATCGAGATGACAGCATCGTCTGTAGATGATGCGGATGACCTGATGGACGAGATCATCGAGCACGGTGATCGTCCTGATGTGACCATGGTCTTGCGTCAGAATGATCGCCTGATCCGTGGGTATATCAATGGTCGTGTAATCTATCCATCATCATACGAGGGCAAGATCAATGTTAGCAAGAGATAGGTACCATTTAGGTAAGATAGTCATCTTCTGCATCTTCATGCTCTGCGGGGTTGATGTGGCAGCAGACCCCAAGACCATCGGACCAAAGTGTGAGTATGTGACCACTACCATCGAGAAGGATGGTAAGATCATCTCGAAGGAAAAGGTCGAGGTCTGTGAAGAGACAGTGATAGAAGGCGACAAACAGATGGATCCTGAATTAAAGTCTGCGATCATACAGGTAGCAACCTACTCGACTCTGATCGCAATTCTTTCCAAACTAGACTAGGAAATGTTATGAAAACATTATTAATTATGGCGTTAATTTTATTAACGGGTTGCGCGAGCAACTATAAAGTGAAACAAGAATCGACAGAGAAGAATGTTCTCAGCACGGTTCCCGGATGGTTCATCGACGAACAGAAAAAGACTGAGGGTCTACTGTTCAAGAAACGGAACGGGTACATTTTTGGTGTCGGTTCTGCAGTGTCTGCTAGTTTGCAGATCGCAATCGACAAGGCAACGATGCAGGCAAAAGCAGATCTTGCTGATCAGGTTCGCTCGTATGTGAACAAGACCACGGAGTATGCTGCGCAAGAACAGGGGTCAGAAACATCTGCCTCTCTGGTCACAGAGACTGGTTCTCTGGTGACAAACAAGGTGTCCAACATCAATATCTCAGGTTATGAGATGTGGAAGCAGGAAGTGTTTGTGACTCAGGCACAGCAATACCGCGTGTATGTTGGTTTAAAGTGGACTCGGGGTGAAGATAACTCTCTCAATGACTTGATCCCCGAAGACTTGCTAGGGATTCGTTCTCCTGCCCCGGCAAGCGAAGTAGTGGAGATAGTTGAGGTTTTTAATTAAACTTCCATTATATCTCCACTTTTTGGGTCGCGGTAAGTCGTTGATTTTATTAGGGTTTTTTGCTTTCGTTTTCCCCTTTAAAATCAATGACTTACCGCTTGACTCTTGCCTCCAAATTTGCGATAATTACCTTGTAACTGAGGAGATGACATGATCAATTTGCACTTTCACGGACGCATCAAGAATCGCAAAGCATACGAGCAGTTTGCTGAAGAGGTGATTGCTGAGTTGTTTCCACGTGAGTTCACCAAGCGTGAGATCGATATCCACATCAAGTTTGCAATTGCTTGTGGACAGGGTGTGTTCGGGTACGCTTATCAGGGTGACCACGAAGACGAGTTCATTGTCGAGGTAGGCAAGATTGTCATTGACGGTGAGTTTCGTCAGCAGACTCCTCGTGAGATCGCAGCGACGATTGCTCACGAGTTGACCCACGTTCGACAGTATGTTCGACGTGAGTTAAACGCAACGATGACCCGGTGGAAGGGTCAGAAGGTTCCCTATGGTCCCCGTGGTGGTCTTAAGATCAAGTATCGCCAGCAACCATGGGAACAGGAAGCATTTGAGATGGAAGAATTTTTAACGGAGTTGTTATGGGCGCACTAGTAGAACACGCCAAAGTCTGGGGTGCAATGAAGCACGTTGGACAAACCCGGAAGTATACCGGAGAACCTTACTTCACGCATTGTGAGGCAGTCGCAGAGCGTGTACAGGACTTCTACAAGACCATGCTTAACACGGAGGCACCAGACGAAGTCGTTGCTGCAGCACTCCTTCATGACGTTGTAGAGGACACTGACGCTACGTTTGAGGAACTGATTGAGATCGCTGGCGAGGAAGTCGCTAGATATGTTTATTTCCTCACAAAACCACCTGCTTACGCTGGTAACAGAAGTGTTAGGAAAGAAATCTACAACGGCAAGTTGGCACTGGCACCAATTCCTGTCAAAGTGATTAAGTTCTGTGATATGTACCACAATCACGGCAGCATTATGGAACACGATCCTCAGTTCTGGGTCAACTGGAGACAGGAAACTACGCGAGCAATTACTGCAATGGGAATTGCGTTTACACACAATGGTGCTTTGCTAGAGTGGGCACCAGAGTTTGTAACAAACCTTAGCAGGGGTGGGTGAGTGGTTAAAACCATCAGACTGTAAATCTGACGCGAGAGCTACGTTGGTTCGAATCCAACCCCCTGCACCATGTGCACGAGTATCCCGTTCGACTCTGACAGCGGGTGAGGGAAGTCTGACAGGCGCAACCCAATACAACCACAGGGCACTCTGACGAGAGGTATGCCAAGTCTGTCATCTCGGGGTGTAGCTCAGTCTGGTAGAGCACTCGCTTTGGGAGCGAGGGGTTTCGGGGGTTCAAATCCCTCCACCCCGACCAAACTTTTAGTTATATGCTTATTCCAAAATAATCTAAAAAAACTGTTGACAATGTTCTCAAAACATGCGATAATTACTTTGTAATTAAGGAAATGAAGGAGATTGATTTGGGAATTTTAGTTGATATGATCACTGGTGAGTTTGTTGATACTGGTGACATTGGCAATCTTTGTGAGTATGTAAATGCACTTAATGAGATGGGGGTTGAACACAACCTTCGTGTTTTCCTTGAAGATGATGCTTTTGCGGAGGTTGCGTAATGATTACTAACTTTATCGCTCTGCGTAAGAATCCCGCATT